TTTTCGCCATCATAATCACTGGGCCATCGTTCAACTAATGCCAAGGGCAAGATCATAGCATGTTCCTTTGTAGGCAGTATTCGGTATACATGCGTTCTTTGTGCCACTCATCAGCTTGTGGAGTGTCAGCAAATTCATGAAAGCAAGGAGTGCCTAGGGTATAGTGCAACAGTTTTGCATCTGGATTAGGCCCATACTCGTCGGGTAACCAATTCCACTCTTTAGGTAGGTCACCAATACGCTCATCGTCCAACCAACTGAAGCGATGCAGATATGCACCAGTTGAGCTTTGGATAAACTCGGGAGTTAATTTTCTATTAGGATGATTGCCACAGTTCCAAAGGATTACACTTGACCAATTTTTTCTTGGATAGTCTTCATTCTTACTGCCAAGATATTTTTCTTTCATCCGAGTTTTGTAATCATGTTTGACTACCATGACATCTTTACTACTTTCACGCAGTTCCCAAAGTTTCACGATGTCGTCGCGCACAATCATATCGCCATCAATAAATATTGCCCAACCTGTGTGGCTCATCAAGTGTGGTACTAAGAATCTGGTATAGATAAAATGATTTGACCCATCGGTGTGAGTTTCTTCATAGTCTTGAAATAAATTTAATGCAATCGGCATAATTGCCACTGGCTGACTGGCATGTCTGATAATACTATTTACGCAGGTATGGAATGCTATAGCTTCTCTAGGATCGTATCCTACAAATACTGGAATTGGTGTCATTGTCGTTCTATATCCTCTTCAACGCAATTAGGTCCGTATTGTATTTCTACCACACGCAAAGGTTGATCGGTTTCGTTACACAGTTGATGCCATTCGTGGCGATTGATGTGTATGTGCTGATGTGTTGTAAACTCTCCTAGTAATTCCTGATCACTCTTGCGATTGATAGTGTAAACTGTGGCTGTACCTTGGGCCACATGCCAGTGCTCAGCACGGTCTTGATGCCGTTGCATGCTGAGCCGTTGGCCAGGCATAACTGTGAGTTCTTTGACCTTAGTGCCTGGTATTTCGTGTAGCACACGATAGTGTCCCCACGGACGTTCTGTTTTAGGCGCTTTCCACTCTTGCAAAATCCAACTGCTACTATTAGCTTTGTCTTCTCCACCTACGCCAAACGCAAACTCTACTCCGTTAACTGCCATTTCTGGAATATTATTTTGAGTTCGATCTCCACCGTTGGCAAATATGATACGATCTGCAGGATAGTGGGCTCGGACTTGTTGTAACAAATGACAAGCTGTGCCGTCTTCGTCGTCAAATGTATAAACTTCATCCACACTGTTTAAATTGTTTAACACACACAAGCGTTCTTGCCAAGGCATGAATGCACGACCTTTTTTACGAGCCAGCCACTCATCGCTGTTGATGCCCACTATTAACATGTCGCCCAGCAACCGTGCTTGTTTAATTAATTTGATATGACCGGAATGTAGCGGATCGAAACCGCCACTGACTACTACTATAGTTTTCATACGGATATTTATACGCCGTTAATGACCACTCTGCTAGATTGATTATTTTATAGCCATACTCATTAAGCTGTGATCAATCCAGGGCACCACAAGATCCTGCTGGCGTAGGTAATTGTGTGCGTGTATGCTTTTCATGGCTGATTCAGGTAATAGGCCGAGTTCAGACAGTCTATGCCAGGTAGCAGTAGCTGGGTCTTGCGGAGCATGAGTACTTTTGTAAACCACAGCATGAATCCACGTATCCGTTGGTGCTTGTCGGAAAAATCCCGAATTGCAGTCCCAGCCTGCAGTGGCCAGCTGGTAGATTAAACTGACCATGGTGTGATGATAATAACATCCTGAGGGCAAATGGTAATCCAGTTGATTACGATGTACACGTTGTGTCACTGGCACAGCCAGATACAGCATGGCTCCTGGACTAGCCAACTGCCACCAATGGCTCAATGTCTTTACAGGTGCGTGTGCGTACTGAAAACTATCGTGGCACCACAACACGTCAAATCTTTCTGTGGGTGCAGGTATTGTGTCCTCAAAATTGCCGGATTGATAAAAAACCGTGTTGTACTTTTTGGTTAGAGATAGGTCGGGCGCTAGATCTACTCCAGTACACCGTATGTTCAACGGTTGAGGAACTTCATCTCTTGTAGTTCTGGTTGCCCACCACTCGAGATCATCACCTGTGCCGCATCCAAGATCCAACACAGTTTTAATACTGGCCATGAAATCATCATACTCGTATAATCGATTTAGAGTTTCAAGACTGTGGCGGTGGCTATCTCCAGGATGTATAAATGTCATACCTGTATATCCTCCATGCCGGCGGCTCTGAGTCTAACTATGTGCCCTAACATAAAGTTCTTAGATTCCATTGCTTTTAGTATGCCCAAATATCTATTACGTAACAAGGCTACTTCATTTATAATAGTCTCAAAATCAATAACTTCATCCTCACCATCCACATACTTTTCTGCATCTCTGCTGGTCAATGCTCTAGCGTATCCTTCAAGATACTTCTGAAAATGTTTTCTACGAATTTTTCGTAACTGTATGTTGAGATGATTCAATACTGCTTCAATTTCTTGTAGCTGATTAAATCTATGTTCAGTAATACCAGGCAAGGCTGTGATATTTTTTTCCACAAGGCCGCCAATGCGCACATCACGCTTGGCATCTTCTAACTCATTTTCGTAATAAGCTATAAAATCAGGAATGTTGGCTAAACTGGCAACAACCTTGCTATACCACATCAGTAATCCTCATCTTCCTCAAAGTCGTCTTCGTAGTCTTCCTCTTCGACGGCTTCTTCGTGATCTTTGAGGTAACTTGTAAGAGCCCGTTTAACTTCGCTGTCGCTTTTAAATACTGATTTGATTTCGTCAGCATCAGTGTCGTTATCAATCAATACGTTAACTAATGTTTCTGCGGCCTCATCTCGATCTTGCGGATTAACATAACGCTTGAGTTCATCCCAAATTTCTTTGCTTAATTCTACACTCATTATTATTCCTCCGTGGCTGTTTCTTCAGTCGTTACCGTTTTTTGATTATTAAAATCAGTCATGAGTTTGTCTAAGCAACCATTTTCGTTGGCTTCCCACTTTTTGCGGAACTGTTTGATGATTTCACCGTCGCTGGTTACAAATGCCAGACTGTTGCCTTCTTTCTTGAGTAGGCCACGTTTTTCAGCCATGTCTACCATGCCTGAGTACGGATTCATACCTGTTTCATAAGGAATCTTAACTTGCACACCTTCAAACGGTTTTGCATAACGAGTTTTCATTACTTTACAACCGGCACGGATACCCATAACGTCTGTGATCTTGTTGCCATCTTCATCTTCTTTGAGTTTCATTTTCTTCATAGCAACCACAATACTTGAAGCGTAGATAAATCCTTGACCGCCCGAGATCTTGTCATCTGGATCAAACATGTCTTGACTGGCGTAGGTGTGATTTGTACATACCAAGCCCACGTTATAACTACCAAACATGTTTACGCAATTACGAACAAGTGCTGTCAGTGCTTTAGGCTTGCGACCCAAGTCACCTTTCATTTCTCCTGCATCAAACTGATTAACGTCTGTTGGTGTCAACAACATGCCTAATGAGTCAATCACAAATAACACCTTTGGACGTTCGCCGTCTGGAAGTGCCTTGTAGTCACTCATGAATGTTGAAATTGTTTTAGCAACGTCATCAATCATGGCCATACTTAATTTAAGCAATTTGCTATCGCTGGTATCAACGCCAAGTGCTTTGAGCCAATCTTCATCCAGTGCGTTTTCACTATCAATCAAGATAACAAAAATACCTTGCTCCTGTGCGTTTTTGATAATGTTACCTGAGCAGAAATAACTTTTACCCGCACCAGACTCGCCTGCAAACACAGTAACCTTGCCTAGTGGAATACCCTTGTTAAAGTCTCCGCTGATAAGATAGTTTAAAGCAAAGTTGCCTGTACTGATCCAATCTGTTGGATCATTGAATCCGATACTGAGCCCGTCAATACTCTTAGTAATGTCCTTGCGGAACTTTGATACGTCAAATGGTTTTGCCATGATTACTTTCCTTCTTTAAGTTTGTATAATTCTGTAAAAATCTTACTGCTATCTACTCCACGTCTCGAATCCATTACTGCTAATTGATCAAAAGAATTTGCTAGGTTCTTTTCAAATGGTTGCGTTATATAGTATAACATATTCCGATAACTATCTTCAAGTAGATATCCAGGACTCTCGTTGATCCGTGATTCCAATTTTAACTTTAACAAGTATAACATATTTTTTGGTAAATGTCTAACATTTAGGTAGTCTGGACCCAACAAAGCCCCAATTACAAAACTGTTGTTATGAAATCCTAATCCTTTAAGATAATCTACACACCCAAATACCGTATCATAATTTAATAAAAACCACAGCATATTAAAACTTATCTTGTGGTCCAATTTTCTGATTGTGTTTAAATTATCTAAAAAATCGGCCCAGCGACCGCCAAATCGAATGTATTCAAATTCTTCTTCTACGGTTTCTACGCTTACTGTCCAATGAACATGTTTAAAACCACAAACAGCATCAAACACTCCGGTATCAACTTTGCTAAGATTAGTGTTTATCCTAAGATTAACATTGGGGTTTAATTTTTGAAGTAGTTTTAAATTTTCTTTCATCAACAATGGTTCGCCACCAGCTAGGTAAACGTGTTTAAGTTGTTTGGCATGCTTGTAAATATATTCTTGAAAGTCGGCCAATTGTTTTTCAGATGGAGTGGAGATTTTAACATTTAATTCGTTGGCCCACTTACTGCTAAAATCAGCACTACAATACACGCAGGCAAAATTACACAGATTGGTCCAGCGAACATCAATGGTTTGTAAATCAAAATTGTTAACTTGATAGGTGTCGAGTGGTGTTTTTTTAAATTCTCGTATGTAAAAAATTCTATCACTTATAATATCAAATCCTTTTTTACCGTGCTCTAACTCATAACAAGTATGACATCCGGCAGCTGGACTATTGTCTGTGATATTTGTTTGTTTGGTTACATTTTTAGGTCCAAGCAATATTTCTTCAATGGGTGCGTCTTTAATGTTGCCCAGTAGGCCAGTTTTCTCATCGCTACGAATACAATTTTTAACTTTACCATCAAAGTTATACATCAGTCCCGTCCACGGCATAGGACAGAAATGTTTATTGGTTAGTACGTCTTTGGGTGTCATTTATTCAGCGGCCCTAGTGATATGTCTGGTATAGTCATGCCATTGGATTCGGCCATTCTAAAAATGTCCACCAACGTTCTAGCCCACTGATCCACATCCGCAGCCGGTGGTACTGTTTTGTCTATGCTGGTCGCTATGTTACCTGGGCGAACTATAGTAATTTTTACGCCAAGTCTACGATTGCGTATTTGTTTAACTGCCTCTTCCAGCGCAACTTTTTGTATTCTATATTGATCCATGTCTAGCCCTGGAATTGGCGATGTAGGATCTTGTGTCATCATTGTGCTGATTACAATAATATGTTTTCGAGTACCTTGCCATCGTTGAGCCATTTCAAACAGCAATTCCGTTTGGGCATACCCGGCCTGAGCATTGTTGATAAACACATCACATGATTCAATTTGATCAGCTATTTTTGGTACGTTGCGAATGTTGTTGCCGTCACGTTTACTTAGGCCGACAATTTCATTGCCATGGTAGACCTTGGCCAGGGCTTGCCCTATGCCAGCTGTGTGTCCTGTGATAGCTATTTTCATATTATATTCAATTCTGGAAAAGTCTTTTCAAAAGATTGATCACGTTGCTGATCTAACTGTTGAGTAAGTTGGGTAAACTCTTCTTTCCAATTATCATGCGCTGTACTTGATACTATATTATCAAATATGGTAGGTGGCAAATTATTTTTAATGTCAACCGGCAATGATTTAATTGAGTAAACCCAAGGATGTGTCAAGATATTAAAATTTACATGGCCAAGACCCTGCTTATGTGCCCAGTCAGTAAACGCTTCAACTCGTTGCCAAGTGAACACACTAATGGTAAAGTTTATGGTAATTTTAATATTGTGGGTCAATTGCAATTCTACAAATTTTTGTATGTTATCTTGTACCACAGACCATTTTAAGGGCCAACGGTTGTACTCAAATCTAGACTCTATATCGTCTAGACTAAGTGTGATCTCAACTTGTCTAAATTGTTCTAGCAGAGAGATCAATCGTGTAGGCCAGAGACTGCCATTTGTATTGTAGCGTATTTTGACCAGGTGCTGGCGATCAAGTGATATAATTTTTTGTAGTAATGCAGTTTGTTCCGGTATAGAATTAGCCCATGGCTCTCCACCACCAAAGTCTAACTGTAGTACATGATTGGCCGTATCCATTGCTTCGGTCCATACGGTAGTCTCAGTACGATGACTTTCCCATGTTGGTATAATTTTTTGCCACATGGTGCTACTGTCAGGTCCGCATATTCTACAAGCGGCATTACATACATCGCCAATGGCAGCATCAATTTTTATATAATTTGGATCTAGTTTAGAATAAATTTGATCTAGTGTATTATCAGATTGTCGCTTGCTAACAAGTCCTACTGATTCTTTATCCCAACAGCGTTGACAAAATCTACTGTTGACTCCGGTACTGTTGTCTTTGAGCAAGTCTTGATATTCTTGTGTCTGTTTCATTTGTGTAACCGACACTGACTTTGGAAATTTTGTCATGTTGTTGCAGGGAGTAACATGCCCAGTAGTAGTCCAACTAAGATTACGGAGAGGATTTGAACACAATGTCATTGATACGAGATTACTTCATTCCGGATAATATTTAAATATTCTTCATTGATTGTTAACTGCCGCTGGTTGGCCCACGCACTAATAGAACCATCTAATAACGATTCAAATGGTAATATGTCATCTGAATCTAATACATTCGTTTTAGCCCAAGATTGATAGTCGGATTCAATCAAGTCATTTAATTGCACTTCAGATAATCTTTCTTTAAGTTGCTTTAACATTGGGTTTCCTATATCGTAGTTGTGTTGTTTCCAATGTATTTCTTTAATACGTTTATACAACCAACCACGATCAGCAAGTTGAACACTGATTACTGTAACTGGCTCAATAGTGTTATAGTCAAATCCAAACTGTCTATGACAACTAACTACTGAATGGTTAATACGTTTCCACCACGTTAGTTTATCATCATGCGACAAAGAATAAAACTCCGTCAACTTTAAAAAGTTAACAGGAGTTTGTGTTACATTATTATTGCGTTTTAGTTCAATGCCGGCAAACATTGAAATCAGGGTGTCTCCAAAACTACATGGATAGTAATTTACTAACAACACCCTGAATCTCTTTACTGTTTCTGACGAGCACGGATCATCGCAAGGATGTCTTGAGCTTTGTCTGTGGAAGGTTTAGCTTCTACAGGAGCCGTTGCTACTGCTGGCTCTTCATCATCAAAGTCATTTGATGCCACTGGTGCCGGTTTGGCTACTTCATGAACATCACCATGGCCGTCAACAACCGCTGTTGCTGGCGCTGGAGCACCGCCGCCTGCTGGTGCTGACACACCTGCTGGACGGAAGTACTGACCCCAACGTTCTGTGTCATAGCTCTGACCATCAACACTAGCTTCAAACATTTCTTTAATAACCCGAACTTCTGCTTCGGAGGGTTTCTTAGGCAAGAATGTTGAGAGATCAAACAAACCGTGTTCAGCAATGGCCGCTTGTTCAGCTTCTGTGAGTGCCGTTTCTTTACGTGACCATTTACTTCCTGAGTAGTCAGCAAAACCACCTTTGCTTGCTTTACTAATACGGAAGTCTAAACCACGCATCAAGTCTGTTGGCAATTCTTCCAATTCTGGATCCATTAGGGCTGATTTAATAGTAGTAAAAATCTGAGGACCAATGATGAATCTACGGATTGGATTTGCCGGAGACTTGTCATCAGCAATTGGGTTCTCACGTACGAAGCCTTGGAAAATATAACTGCGTTTTTTCCAATACTTACGACCCATGTCTTCTAGGCTCTTGTCTTTGAACCAAGTCCTTACCTCAGTTAAAACCGGACAGGTCTCGCCATACATTTCTACGCAAGGAACAGGCACGATGACTTGTTTAGATTCCATTTCACCTTTAATTCCGTTGAACGGG